CTACAATATCTTTTCAAGTATGTCGACAGTTTGATCTTGCATTTTAGAAGTCACGTGTGTGTATATTTGAAGTGTCTCCTGTATATTTTTATGCCCCAGTCTTGCCTGCACATCTTTGGGATTTGCTCCATTCTCTAAAAGCATAGTGGCGTGTGTGTGCCGAAGGGAATGAAAATCAAAATTAGTAAACCCAAGTTGATGGTGTATGATCCGGCTGCAGTGCTGTAGGACTCGTGGCTGGATATAGGTTCCGTTTTCGCGGCGATTAATCATGAATAATTCGGTTCCTTTGCCTTCTGTGTTAATATGTCTTTTATCATCTTCGAATAAAATTGTATAATACTCAGCGTAATATGCCCTTGATCGTTCCTGATTATCTTTTGCTCGTTTCAGAATATCAAGCATTTTACTGTCTAAAGGGATAATACGGGCGGAATTATACTTTGGAGAATAGAATGTCCACATACCATCTAAATTTTGAACCTGCTTGTTTATATTTAATGTTTTAGCATCCATATCCACATCGTTCCATGTGAGAGCAAATGCTTCTCCCAGGCGTAGGCCGCATCGGTAAGCAAGCTGCAATGGAATAAAACAGGTATGACCTTCAGGAAAGCGATTTATAATGACTTCCCATTGTTCAGCGGGAATTATGTTCCGATCTTTCTTTCTGGAGGGGGATTCTGGCACTGCTCGATGTGATGGAAGTTTAACTCCTACAGCGGGGTTGTATTTTATAAAATGCATTGGTTCAACGGCATAATTGAGAGCCCCGGTTAATAACCCTTTAAATACGGACAATGTATTACGGCTGTAGCCCTGGTTGAATTTATCATTAAGAAACTTTTGTATAATAGCTGGTGTAAGGGATTTTAACTTATACATTCCTAAATCTGCTTTTATGTGTAGATCGACCTTTTTTTGATACCCAATTAGTGTATCCATACTTAGGTTTACTTTACAGTATTCCTCTAACCAAAAATCGTAATAATCTGCTACAGATATTTCGGAAGGCAAAAAATGAGCTCCGGCGTTATCATATTCGGCTTTTGCCTGTGTTCCAGCTTCTATAGCTTCCGCCTTAGTTCGATAGCCTCCTTTAGTAATTCGCTTTCTTTTGCCATCTATGCGGGCACTTTCAAAAAACCACTCCCAGGTTTTTCCTCGTTTTCTAGCACCTAATTGTCCCATTGTATCATTTCCTTTCTATTTTTGAGTATAAAAATACGCCCCTTGTCAGGACGTTACGAAAATGATATAATCTTTATGAGAATGATTGTATCTTTTCGGTAATCCCGACAAGAGAAAATCTATATTTAAGCCGTTCGGTACGCCAATACCGGGCGGTTTTTCTTTATAAATAAAATAGATATTATTCATCAAAAAAAGCATCATCGTGCTTTCTCATTTCTTCAGTTACTTCGATATCAGTGCGTTCGTGAGCTGCTACTGGTATAAGATGTTTTTGCTCTTCTTCAGCTTGCTGTATGTTAAGAAGGTTTTTACCATAATTAATTATCTTTTTTTTATTGTTGGAATTTAACTGTGTATAGGATGATACTAATTTATTGAACTCAGCAGTATTTTCTTCAGGATAGTAATATGATTCTCCATTTTTGATCCCTGATAAGGTACCATACTCGTTTAATAATTTGTTGCATAATTCTTCATCTAAATTGTCACGGTATTTTTCATTATTTAACATCATAGCAACATATCCTTCAAAATTCACATGGTTCAATTCAAATTGATTACGCTCAAGACTTCTAGAAAATAAGCATCTTAAAACTAAAAGTTCGGCATTATACCTTTCACTTAATGAGAGTGAACTGTTATTTCTAATAGCCCTGTTATCCCCCTTAAGTTTTTCTCGTTCTGCGTAATTGCAATATAATTTCCCATATTTTTCAACCGCTTTTTTCCAAGATGAGTGTAGACGTTCGTGGTATTTTACATCATCAAAATCATTTGGTTCATACATTAAACCACAATCTGGGCATGGTGAGCCAACGTTATTACCTGTCCGCCCGGTCATAAGATAATCAATTGTCACGCCAAAATATTCTGCTATTTTTAATAATTTGTCAGCAGAAGGGGCAGTATTGCCTTTCCATTTCGTTATAGTGCCTTTTCCAAAACCTAAAATTTTTTCTAATTCTGATTGAGAAGTTTTAGTATTGTCAAGAAGTTGCTGAATTCGGTCAGATAAAGTCATTACAAATCCTCCTGAAAAAATTCAACGATAACTATTGACAACGATGAATATATTCAGTATAATGCAATTAAGAGTTGAATATATTCAACGAAGCCACATATAGTTGAACTTGTTTTATTAGATGCAGTGTCGTTACTCATATAATAGAATATTTTCAACTATATGTCAATAGAAAGTGTAGAATATTTTCAACTATAAGGAGGTGAGATTTTGCTATTTGACAAAATAAAGTTACTTGCAGAAGAAAGAGGATACTCTATTTACAAATTAGAAAAAGAAGCGGAACTATCAAAAGGAAGTATCTGTAAATGGAATGAGAATATTCCATCTGTGGATAAAATTCAAAGAGTCACAAAGTTATTAGGCGTAACTGTAGATAGTTTGCTGAAAGAAAACCGAGGCGTATAATGCACATTTAAAAGAGAAATCGCTGCCCTGACTATGTTAAATGGTACTCATGTAAAGATTATGATAGGAGTAAGAGAGATGGTAAAAGTATATGAGCCTCTTTATACAGTAAAAGAGGTATCAAAAGTTTTAAAGGTAAACACTGATGCGGTGTATGAGCTTATTAATACAGGTAAGCTTCCATGCCTGCAACTTGGGCTAAAAAAGGTAAGAGGGACTGACTTAGAAAGGTTCATAGAACAATATCCCATTATGTCAGTTGATACCGAGGAGGCCTCCCTATGCGGAAGTACTATGACAAATTAGACGATTACACCGACTCCCGCCCATCGAAGCTTAAAGAGTTTACAAAGCGGATCATGCCGTCAGTGATCTTCATCGGTGCAATGGCTTTGATGTTCTTTGCGGTCGGTGCACTGGAAGTGACGTGAAAGGAGGTGAAAATGTGTGTATCAATTAGATTACAAAGCCATGAAAGCCAAGATTGACTCTTCTGGTATGAAACAGAAGGTCGTAGCAGTAAAGGCTGGAATGAAAGAAAATCACCTTTGCTTGATACTAAATGGGAAGCGTAAGTGTGAGGCTGGGGAGTATATCAGTTTGTGTAAAGCGTTAGATATTGAACCGGGGATTTTAGTGAAGGAGGTTAAAACTTATGAAATTACCGGAGAAAGTTAATTTGTTGGGAATTACTTACAAGATTGAAGAGGTTGAGGTGGTTAATAAAAACACTCCTTGCGATGGAGAAATTAACTATCAATCCCTTGAAATTAGAATTGATAAAGGTTTAGCTGATGAGAAAAAGGCTCAAGTTCTTATGCATGAGATTTTACATGGGCTTTTTGAAAGCTTGGGTTTGGCAGAACTAAGGGACGATGAAAAGGCGGTACAAAGTCTTGCAACTGCTTTATACCACCTCTTCAGTACACAAACTATTTTTTCTTCTTAGATGGTGTTTGTGATAAGGCACTTCCAGCAGCAGTTTTAGAAGCTGCACCAGTGCGACCATCACGAAGTACCTTTGATGCTGCAGAAGCAGCGCTTGAAGATGTTTGCTTTGAGTTTTTAGCCAATTTACTCATCCCTTTCTATGTATCGTGCCAGACAATAGTTATGCATTTATTATAGTTGGAAATATTTAGAAAGTCAATTTTTATACTAAGAAAATCGTAAGAATATGTGGAAAAGTCATAAGTTATCCACAAGAGAGAAGGCGAAGGAATAATGAAAGTTTTTGTTAATCCGTGGACGCTAGTAGAGGTAGATAATCTATCTATAGATGTCTTGGAAAAAGCGTTCGATGCGGGGCATTTGGATCCACTGATGATAAATGATGGTCATATTATTGGCTTTGAAAAAGCAGAAACCCCGGCTGCGGGAACAGCCAGGGAATCAATGTAACTCGTAAACACTTTTCACCCCTATTATACATAGGGCATAGGAGGATTGCAAGAGAATGAATCTGAGATTAAAGAAAATTTCTATCGAGAATTTCAAGGGAATCACCCAGTTGGTTATCGATTTCCAAGAGAGAACAAACATTTCCGGTCAGAACGCAACCGGAAAGACAACCATAATGGACGCCTTTACATGGCTACTTTTCAATAAGGACAGCGAAGGAAAGTCTGATTTTAACATTCGCCCTAACAATCGCCAGGGTGAGCCGATAGACAATCTGGTTATTAAAGTATCTGCCATTTTGGAAGCGGATGGGAAGGATATTCTTCTTTGCAAGAAGCAGGAGCAGAACTGGGTTAAGAAAAAAGGTAGCGAGGTTTCTCAGCTGCAGGGGAATATCAATAAATATGAAATCAATGAAATCCCCAAGGCGGAAAAGGATTACAAAGCTTACATAGATGATTTGATGAATGAGGAATTGTTTAAGTTAATCACCAGTCCCCAGGCGTTTACATCGTTGAAATGGAAAGACCAGAGAACGATTCTTTTAAAATTGGTCTCTGAGGTTACGGATCAGGATGTGATCTCCACCAATCAGAAGTTTTCTCCACTGTCTGAGATTTTGAAAGAGTTCTCTGTAGATGATTTGACAGCTAAAGCAAAGAAAGCTCTAAAAGAACTGAATAATAGGCAGGCGGAGCTGCCGGCCAGAATTGACGAAGCCAACAAAGGTCTGGTACAGGCTGATTTTGCAGAATGCGAGAATCAGAAAGCCAATCTGGAAAAGCAGATTAATGATCTGGCAGAGCAGGAAAATAACGCATCAAAAGCCAGTGAGGTACTTACCCAGATTAACAATGCGATTATGCAAAAACAGTTTGATTTGGGTGATTTAAAACGTAAAGCCAATGAAAAACTAATGGATCAGCGACGGGAAATTCAGCGGAAGATTGATGATGCCGGATACTCCTTCTCGGATGCGATAAGAGAGTTTGAGAAGACAGAACGGGAGATTAAACAAAAACAGGAACTTCTGGAGAGTAACAGGTCTTATAGAGAAGTATTGCTTAAAAATTATGAAGAAGTAAAGACCATGCAGGTAAATGAGGATACTCTATGCTGCCCGATGTGTAAGCAGATGCTTCCGCCAGAGCAGAGAGAGACTAAGCTGGAGGAGTTTAAGTCCAATAAGCAAAAGAGCCTTTCTGACATTGTTAAGAATGGAAAACAGGTTGCTGCAAATATTGAAGCTTTTGAAAAGGAGATTAGTGTCCTTAATGCGAAGCTGGAAACCTGTAAAGCCAATAAGGTGGAGCAGAATAAGCAAAAGACAGCAGCCATGGAAGAGTTGGCTAAATTACCTCAACAAGTGGAGATATCTGACAGTCCGGAGTATCAGACTATTTCTGCAGAGATTGAAAAATTAGAAAAACAGGCTCAGGAAATGGGGACCGGATCGGGGTATCTGAATCAGTTGAGACAGAATAAGCAGGATCTGGTTGCACAGCTTGACAGAGTCAAATCTACGCTTACAGGAAAAGAGAATAATCAGAGAGTGCAGACCCGCATATTAGAACTGCAACAGGAGCAGCGAACCACGTCACAGCTGATTGCTGACCAGGAGAAAGGGCTGTTTCTTCTGGAAGAATTTACTAAGGCGAAGATGGACCTGCTTTCTTCACGGATTAACTCAAAATTTAAGTTGGTCAATTTCCGCCTGTTTGAAAATCAGATCAATGGAGGATACAAGGAAACCTGCGAATGTATGGTAAACGGAGTTCCCTTCAGTTCCTTAAATGCAGGGCATAGAGTAGTTGCAGGGTTGGATATTATTACAGCGTTGCAGGAGATCTATGGGGTGACAGCACCTATCTTTATTGATAATGCAGAGTCTGTAAATGATTTTAATATTCCGGAGATGGAAGGGCAGCTTATTCTCTTAAAAGTATCTATTAATAACACATTGAAAGTGGAGGCATAAAGATGGGAAATGAAGTCACAACGACACAGCCTAAAGGGATGGTTGGCTTTTTATCAAGCGATAAGGTCAAAGCAAACATCCTACAGGTGGTGGGTCAGAAGAATACAGCAAGATTTATTGCAAGCGTGGTATCTGCAGTACAGAATACGCCAGCTTTGCAGGAATGTAGCCACAACAGCATTTTAAGTGCAGCGCTTCTGGGTGAGGCCTTGAATCTTTCCCCAAGTCCGCAGCTGGGACAGTTTTATATGGTCCCATACAAGAAAAAGGATCGAGAGGGTAAAGTTGTTTCCGTAGATGCTCAGTTCCAGCTTGGAGCTAAAGGTTATAAACAGTTGGCAATGAGGACAGGCCAGTATAAGGACTTAGATGTAATTTATATCCGCCAGGGTGAATACCTGGGACGCGATCGGTCAACTGGTAAGCATAAGTTTGAATTTATTGAAGATGATGCGATCAGAGAAGAGCTGCCGGTTATCGGTTATCTGGCATACTTTGAGCTCCTAAACGGTTTCAGAAAAGAAATCTTCTGGACCAGAACAAAGATGGAAAAACATGCAGACCAGTATTCGCAGGCATTTAATCTCAATGATTTCCACTTGCTCCAGGAAGGAAAGATCCCTAAAAAGGATCTTTGGAAATATTCTTCTTTCTGGTATAAGAGTTTTGATGAAATGGCAGAAAAGACCATGATCCGGCAGTTGATCAGCAAGTGGGGCATTATGAGTATTGAAATGTCTGACGCATACGAGCGGGACATGGCTGTCATAAGTGAAGATGGTAGTCCCCGTTACATTGATAATGAGACAATAAATCAGCACGAAGATGATTTGAGTCAAGCAAATACAGTTGATTTCGAGGAACCGATGTTTGTAAATAGTGAAGTTGTTAAGCAAACTGGTGGTGATCCATTTTGAAGTTGACCTGTTTAGGGAGCGGATCGGCAGGAAACTGCTATCTGCTCCACAATGAGACGGAGTGCCTTGTTATAGAGGCGGGAATACCATTCAAAGAGGTCAAGAAAGCACTGGACTTCAACATCAGTAAGATAGTGGGCGTGGTTGTCTCTCATGAGCATGGAGACCATGCAAAGTATCTACATGAGTACATAAAAGTCGGTATTCCCGTCATGGCTCCAAGTATGGGACATGTAACAGGAGCATTATCGGCTATCAGTAAGCCTTTTGCTGTCAGGACATTCACACTGGTACATGACGCACCGTGTACTGGTTTTCTGATTGAACACCAGGAAGTTGGAAGGTTGCTTTTTGCAACTGATACTGAGTATATCCGGTATAAATTTAAAAGCCTGAATCACATTATGATCGAGTGCAATTACAGCAAAGATCTGTTGCGAGAATCATATTATGATGGCTTACAGGACCGGATAAAGCTTACGCACATGGAGCTTGATACCTGCAAGGATTTTATTCGAGCAAACGAGAACCATGATTTAAGGACGGTCTGTCTAATGCATTTATCTGACCGGACAAGCAATGAAACAGTTTTTCAGAAGGAAGTCCAGGAGTTGGTAGAGTGTCCCGTTTATATGGCAAATAAAAGACTGGAATATGAACTATAGAGGAGGAATGACATATTAATAGAGTAATTCTAATAGGTAGGTTGACCAAGGATCCGGAGGTTAGATATTCAGACAACGGTAATACAATTGCTCACTTTGGAATTGCGGTTGACCGGAAATTTAAAAGAGATGGTGAACCAACAGCAGATTTTATAAATATCGTTGCTTTCAAAAAAACAGCGGAGTTTATTGAAAAATACTTCTCAAAGGGCAGCAAAATAGTAATAGAGGGTAGTATTCAAACTGGCTCATATACGAACCAGGAGGGCCAGAAAATTTATACTACGGACGTAATTGCGAGAGAGGTAGAATTCGGTGAATCTAAGAATTCTAATAATACAAATGGATCCGCAAATGAATCAAGGCCTGCTCCCAGTAGTACAATCGGTGACGGATTTATGAATATCCCAGATGGAGTGGAAGACGAAGGTCTTCCATTCAACTAAGGAGGGATCAGATGGTTATACAAATTGATTCCAGAGAAAAGGCCAGGGCAATCCGTAAAATTGTGGACACTTTCGACCAGCAGGGAATACAGCACTTTGTCAGCAAGCTCCATGTCGGGGATTATATGAATTTTGACAATCCAAGGCTGATTATAGACCGGAAGCAGAATTTAACCGAGGTCGCATCCAACGTGTGCCAGGGGCATCGAAGATTTACTGATGAACTGAAACGAGCGCAGGAAATAGGCGTTAAGGTAATTATTCTGGTGGAGCACAGCAACCAGATCAAGAGCATTGATGATGTTCATGAATGGAACAATCCACGCCTGAAAACGTCTTCTAAAGCGGTCACTGGCGAGAAGCTGGAAAAGATCTTAAAGACCATGGAGCGTAAATATGATACTCAGTTCTTATTCTGCGACAAACTACATACTGGCAGCAAGATAATTGAATTATTGGGAGGTGTCTCTGGTGACCGTTGAGGAAATCAAAGATACATATAGCATGAGGGATATCGTGGAGCGCTATGGCTTCCAACCAAACAGGAGGGGGTTCATTCCATGCCCCTTCCATGAAGGTGATAGGCAGGCTTCATTAAAAATCTATGACCGAGATTTTCATTGTCACGCCTGCGGTGCCAACGGAGATATTTTCTCATTTGTTCAAATGATGGACGATCTCAGCTTTAAAGAGGCATTTATTGAACTGGGAGGGGATTATCACTCTGGTGAAAAAGTACATCTATCTCAGATATTAATGAGAAAGAGGGAGAGAGAAAGAGCGCGTAGGTATGAGGAAGTATTTAGGGCATGGAAGATGCAAAAGTTAATTGAAGTATGCCGGTTACTTCGAATGTATGATGAGCTGGAAATGGTATTTGAGCCAATGTCAGATGAATGGGTGTTGGTAATTAATAAAAAACAAGTTCTTGAAGAAGATTACAGGATTTTAACATCTGGTTTCCGGAAAGAGCAAGAGGAGATGAGAAGCTTAGAATGAATGAACCTTTAAAGGTATACACCCAGGAAGAATTTAATACCGAAGAGCCTTATAAGCTCCTTTACTCTCACCGTGATGATGGATTTAGATACCTACAGCTGTTTAATGAATTGGCTGCCAATGCAGAAAAGGTAGGCTTCCGACGCTTTGGTACGATGGTTAAGGCGTACTTTGCACAGCATGGCGATAAAAAGAGCATGAATAGTGTTGTAAATAACGTCACCAATTTTAAAGATCAGCCAATAGAACTTTACACAGGAGATTGGATTGCCAATGATGAGGGCATTGTCCGTCGTAATGATAAGCAGGGAATTGATATAGCTTGTACACACCCGATCTTGCCCGTACAGAGGCTTGTGAATATCGAAGATGAAAGCGTAAGGCTTCGTCTGATGTTCCGCAGAAATTACGGAGCTTGGGGCAGTGTGGTGGCTCCTAAAAAGGCATTGTTTACGGCAAATGGTATAAAAGATCTTGCTGACAAAGATATATCAGTTTCGGATAAAAATGCTTCCTATTTGGTGGAGTACCTGCAAAATATTGATGATCTTAATCATGATATCATTCCAAAAGTCCAGTCTGTGAGTCACCTGGGCTGGACCAAAACCGGACATTTCTGCCCCTATACAGGCAACCTGGAGTTTGACGGCCAGGATAATTTTAGAAAGATATTTCGGTCTGTGCGCTCAGAAGGGACTCTGGAAGCCTGGGTTTCAGAAGTACGGAAGGTTCGAAAAACCAACTCTCCGGCCAAGATTGCTCTGGCTGCAAGCTTCGCATCGGTTGTACTAAAAACCATAGGAAAACTGAACTTTATTGTTCATCTATGGGGCGGAACTGAGACGGGAAAAACAGTAGCCCAACTTATGGCAGCTTCCGTATGGGCTGATCCGAACGATGATGCTAACTTTATGCAGACTTTTAATGGCACAGTAGTGGGATTGGAACAGCAGGCAGGATTTGTAAATAACCTCCCATTGATCTTAGATGAATTTCAGCTTGTGAAAGATAAGAAGTCTTTTGAGCAAGCCGTTTATATGCTCTGTGAAGGCATAGGTAAGACCAGAGGAGCGAAAACAGGAGGATTACAGAATACTCTTACATGGAAGAATTGCACCATTACATCCGGAGAGTCTCCCATTACCCACAATGCGTCAGGGGGCGGATCCGTAAACCGTATCATTGAGATTGAGTGCAGGGATAAGTTGTTTGAGGATGCACACGGTCTCCTGGAGGTCATAAGAACAAACTACGGTCATGCGGGGCGGTTATTCATGGGTTTTCTATCAACAGAAGGGGCCAGGGAAAAGGCAAAGAATTATTATAAACAGTTCTACCAGGAATTAGGCACCTCTTCGACTGAAAAGCAGACCATGGCTGCAGCGGCAATTCTGACCGGCGACGCTTTGGCAACGGAGTGGATATTTTGCGATGGACGAGCCTTAACAGTAGCAGACATAGAAAAGCATTTGCACACCAAGGAGAATGTGGATGTGGGTGTTCGTGGCTTTGAGTACATACAGGATTTTTGTGTCAGTAATCAGGCAAAGTTCGAAAGCGGATCCGATCCCTGTCTTGGTTCTATCAAGGGGGATGAGGTTCGAATAATACGAAATAACTTTGAAAAAATATGTGAAGACGGAGGATTTAATCCTAAGGCACTGCTGTCCTGGCTTGATCAGAATGGTCGGCTTACTAAAGACAGCCAGGGGAATCTGTATAAATCAACAAATGTATACGGAAAATCTGCAAGATGTGCTTGTATTAATGTAGCTGATAACATTCAAAAAAAAACCGATACAATAAATGAGTATCGGTCCTTACTTGGAACGCTAAAGCGTAACAAGGAAAACATACCTCTGGAGCAACTAAAGACGGAATACCGGAAGGGATATGATCAGCTCACGCAAAAGATACAGTCCATGACCAGGGAGATCCTTCAGGATGTAGCGCTTAAAGGTTTGCAGATCGAACGAGCCGAAGCGGATCAGAGATATACGGAAATTAATTTAGCTATCAGGAAATCGGGAATTATGAAAAAGGCAAGTCAGGCAGCTTTCGTTCAGCAGGATGCAGATCTGGTCCTTGAATATGCCGGTCAGCTGAGGGAAATTGTTCATGGGATTGTGAAAGGGTGTGAAAGAAATGCCAGCTAAAAAGAAAGCCGGTGGGCCTCCACCAGTAGAAACACATATTTGTTCTTACTGCGGTAAGGAGATCCATGGGGATCATGTATACATAAAGACTAAGAGACGGACTGAGCTGCACATACATTTTGAGTGTGTGTCGGTAAAGGCAACAAGTTAATTAAAAACTGAAAGGAGGCTGGAGCGGTGGCCACCGTGACAGGATATCCTGGCTCCTTTCAAAATGAGAGACGTAATTATAGATTATTTCTGCGGTGGAGGTGGCGTGAGTACTGGTGGCGAAATGGCATGGGGCAGATGCTTTGATTATGCAATTAATCATAATGCCGCTGCAATAGCAATGCACAAATACAATCACCCATATACTCACCATTTTACGGAAGATATCATGAGAGTCAAGATTGACAAGTTCCTTACTTGGGGACAGAAAGTCAGCTTTGTATGGGCAAGTCCTGACTGTACCTCGCATTCAAACGCAAAAGGATCTAAACCAATTGAGAGGGGCTTACGAATTCTTCCAATGGGAGTATGGAAACAGTGTAAGTTGATCCTGAAGGCTACGGGAAAAGTTCCGGAAGTGATCATGATGGAAAACGTTAAGGAGATCCAGAAATGGGGTCCTCTAGATAAAAACAATAAGCCGATCAAAGCCAAAGAAGGAGAGTATTACAATAAATTTATTCGCCTTATGAAAGAGTTTGGTTATGAGTTTGAATGTCGGGTCTTAGTTGCTGCGGATTACGGAGCTCATACGACCAGAGAGCGCTGGTATGGGCAGTTTCGATCTGATGGAAGACCTATTGTCTGGCCGGAACAAACTCATTCAAAGAATGGCTTAAACGGAATAAAGCCTTGGGAGCCGATCAGTCAGGATATTGATTTTACTGATTTAGGTAGCTCGATATTCACCAGGAAGCGACCACTAAAAGATAAAACACTAAGCCGTATAGGCGCAGGTATTAAAAAGTTTGTTGTTGATGATCCAAACCGGTTTATTCTTCCGGACAAATTGGCAGCGCCATTCCTGATACAGTATCATTCCGAAACAACAAAAGGTGAGGTACGGGGACAGAGCTTGAAAGAACCCATACAGACGATTGATACATCGAACCGTTATGCGCTTGTTACCTGCTTTCTATCAAAGTTCTATAAGACTGGAACCGGTCAGAGCGTTAATGAACCAATACATACAATCACTACTTCTCCCGGACATTTTGCTTTAGTATCAGCTTTTCTGATTAAGTATTACGGTCATGGAATCGGTCAAAGTCTTAATGAACCGATAGGCACCATTGTCACAAAAGACCGGTTCGGACTCGTCCTTGTGATTATAGACGGAGTGACATATCAGATCATAGATATCTGGTTTCGAATGTTGAAGCCTGAAGAATTAAAACTGGGACAGGGGTTTCCGAAAGATTACGTTATTGAGTTTAAAATGCCAAACGGAAAACTTTATCCCAAGACTATGCAGGTTGAGAAGATTGGAAACAGCGTTGTTCCTTTGATGGCAGAGAAACTTTGTTATACAGCTTGTCCTTATCTGAAAGTGGGAGAGCGAATGCCGAACATGAGGATTGATGATAGTCAGGCTCAGCTTAGATTTGCCTAAAGAGTTGTGAAAGGAGAGCAGATGTCAGAGCAAAATGAAATGTTAAAAATCGTCACTCCTATGATGGAGCATGTATGTGATCACCTGTGCCGGTTCCCTGGGGAGATTGGTGATCAGGAAGAATTGGACAAGATCTGCGGGGGGTGTCAGATGGGAGATCATATCTGTAATATACTGAATACATATAACCGGATGAGTAGTTCTGGGGCAAAGATATTACAGGGACAGGCTGCACATGAGAATATGGTGGCTGACTGGAAGTGGCATTTAACGGAACGGTTTAGCCGGGTGAATTAGGATTTCCTGGAGTACTGGGAGAAAGGGTATATATGAAAAAAATTAAAATGCAGACTAAGATTATTGAGGGTGGGTGCGTTGTTGAAGAAACATATGAAATTGACAATTCAGTTTCAGAAAAGGTATATGCTTAAATCTTATAAGCAACTTCAATGCAACATTACGGCCCAATGAAAGCCCAAGAGAATTACTCGAAGTTACTGTTATTGAGGAAAATGGGGAGAGCAGAAAGGAACATTCATGGGAAAAACAGAATCTTGTTACCATTCGTAGAGCTGGGCAAATGTATGACACTTATAAATGCACCTGTTGTGGTATTACTGCAAAGCGGTATGGAGTAAGTCAGATAGTACGGGATAGAAGATATTCAGCCGAAAAGTACAAATATTGCAAGTAAGGAAAACTGAAATTTAAAGATTTATTGTTCCTTGATAATTGAATATTGATAGTTGGTAATATATGGGATATAATAACTAAAAAAATGGGTAGGGGCGTATGGAAAAGATAATACCAATATTTGTATGGGTGATTAAACGTTTATTTTTTTTGGCGTTAGTTTTGTTAGCAATTTTTTTAATCATAGGTGTTCCACTTATCATAAATGGAGTTTTTAAAATTCCTGCTAAATATGAAATCTTGAGGGCTGGTTCAGAATGGAATGAGGGTGTTATTTTGGGGTATTATGGTTCGGCAATATCATTTATTGGAACGATTTTGCTTGGTGGATTGTCTCTATACCAAAATAAACTTTACAGAAACGAAAGCAATAAACTTAATCAAAGATTAGAAATGGAACAAAAAGATAGCAAAAGGCCTATTTTGGCATTTGAATCTCATGATGGTTTAAATTTCAAAATAAAAAATATTACGGATGGAATAGCTTATAATTTTGGAGTGGGTAAAGCTGAATTACAGCTTGACAAAAAAGTCTACCCATTGATATCTGACAATGAAAACAAAAGTATTTTGACAAAAAATGAAGAAAGGCACATACAACTAAAATCAATCTTAAAATTAGAAGATTTCAATGGATTTGCAATTTTGAAAATATACTTGCAATATACAGATATCTTTGGAAGTAAAGTCCTTGATAAATATTCGGTTGCGTTTTCTCTACATGGAGATTATAACCAATGTTCTACAAACTTTGAGGGAAGAAGAGTCAATTAAAGTTTAATATGTTAACCAACTATCAATTTTCGGTAGTTGGTTTTTTATTGCCCAAAAGGAGGGATACATTGAGAAAATCATCAAAAGACTGCAGAGCAGACAGAGCCAGTGTAAACAGTCGCATACAGGCCGAGGCGGATGCAGCTATAAAGGCACCGCCGGTTATGAGTTTCAGCGCGCAGATGCCAGCTTATACATATACAAGCCTGTGTCCGGATCCGAAGCGCAGGAAGCATCCTGCGAGGAAGAAGGTGCAACATGAAGCTTTTAGATAAACAGATAATCACTGTCCAGTTTACCCTGGGAGAAAGTTTGGGACCATGATCGGCAGCAATGACGGTCTGATCGGGATCATGTTAAAAAGTGGTGAATACATAGATGTTCCCCAGGAACGGGTGAGAATTGTATCGGTGGAGGTGGAAGATGGAAAAGATAAGGTTTAGTGTTATCAGGAAAAGGTGTCTGATCTGCGGAAAGACTTATCCTTCTGATTCGAAGCGGACAAGCTGCAGCTGCAAGGATCACGGGAGATTGTTTGCGGTAGGAAGGTTGTATCAACCGAAGAAGTTTACAAAATAGATTAAAATGTATTTTTACCAAGTAAGAAGTGAACAAAACGGGAAGAGGTGATTTTTTGGGAAATATAAGACCATTAAATTACAGCAAATACGGTATCAGTAAAAATCGATTCTGGGAACTATATTACTGGTGTTTGCAGTATGGTGAATGGAAAGATGAGCTTAAATATAAAACGGATACGGTGGGTGCCATGGAGATCACTGACATGCCTATGAGCAGGAATATCGGTGATGCTACCCAGCAGCTGGCTATGAGACGCACCATGTTAGAACAGAACTGCCGATTGATAGAGCAGACGGCTATTGAGGTTGATCCGGATATATACCAGTACATACTTAAGGCCGTGACAGAAGAAGATGTAACTTTTCGGTATTTAAAAATGATCATGGAGATTCCCTGTGGTAAGGATATGTATTATGATCGACGCCGAAAATTTTACTGGTTATTGGATAAAAGAAGGAAAATGTAAAATGAACCGTAATAACAGGACAAGTCAATATGGTATATTAATATTATCCAGTATTAGATAAAACTGGAAGTTACTTAGTTCTTTTTTATAGAGCGCCTGTTGATCTTATATCAATAGGCGCTTTTTGAAAAAAAAATTGTTGGGTTCAGTTTGAAAAACCATGCCAAATTCGTGTCCTGTTAATGACTGAACATTAGATTTAAAATAGTGTTTTTACAGATTGAATAAATTTGAAAAATCCATACACGGCGGCTACGCCAACATATTTGGCCTCCCATTGAAATAGATGTTTACCATATTAAATTGAAATCCATACTAATGTTAGTAAGCTGTTTTAAATTAGTTTAATAAATATATCAATACACTAATGTATAAAATTAAAAACAAATCATACAATTTAATAAATGTACATATTCAATAGTTTTATTATAAAAATGAAAAGAAGGTGTTTGACACGAATAGTTACTGGGAGTATACTTTAAATAAAGGTATAGGAAATACGGGAGGAAATATAATGACTTTAGATGATATACTGCCGAAAATTGGGAAAAAAGTTAAAAACTTTAATTTAAACAGTGAATATACGACAATACGTTATATAGATGAGAAGGAATACCAACAGGATATATATAAATATGTCGGTCCTGAATTTCATGATTCAAATTCAGAAAATTTAAAAAATCCAAAGTTTATTTTGTTCTCGGCACCTGGCGCAACTGGAAAGACAGCGTTAGCGAAACATATTTGTTACACAAAGAATGGAATCTACTGGGATCTTCCTAATAATAAAATTGCAGAATATAGTTTTCAAGGAGCTTTATCTGAAGCCGTTGGTTTTGCTAATATCAGCAACTTTGTAAAAAGTATAGAAGAGGGAAAAAACTTTCTTGTTATAGATGCATTTGATGAAGCTGAGGCGGGTTCTGGAAGATCTGGTGTTGAATTTTTTTTGAGAGATTTAAATGCGGTAACGGAAAATTGTATTGACACTTCTGCAGTTCTTTTAGCAAGAACAGAAAGTGCGATTTATATAAAAGAATACTTAGTCAAAAATAATATAGCTTTTAAACATTATGAAGTGGGGTATTTTAAAGAAAAAGAATCTAAAATATATATTAAAAATAAACTTGCAAGCTTGAAAATTGAAACTACATTGGTTGTTGAGGAATGCATAGATGAACAGTTCAATGAGATACACAGAATATTCACAGATAAAAGTGCACAAGAATTTTTAGGTTATGCTCCGGTCCTGGATGCTTTGGCTGCTTCTTATACAGAAGAAAGAAATACAGTAAACCTTTTGAAAAACACTACTAAGGGTGAAAATAACTGTTCATTAATGATAAAGATTCTTGATGATTTGCTAATTAGAGAACAGGATAAGTTCTTAAAAGCTTTACGTAATAAATTAAGTAAAAACAATAGAGATATTAATTGGGATTGGTTTAATTTCTATATAAAAGATGAGCAACTTTATCGCATTATTGGCATGATGTTATTTTTGGATGCCACAATGTTCGGAACAATTCATGATGCAATGCCACCTGAATATTACGATGAGTATCTTGAAGTTGTTGCTACCCAATTGCCCCAACATCCATTTATTTGTGCTAAAGATAACAATGGAGTCGTTAAATACGAATTTACTGGGCCTGCATTTCGTGATTATGTGATTGCATACGGTTTAGCAGATAAAGAGTTATCAGATTATACATGGGAATTTCTTGCTAATAATGACCATTTGAAATATCTTCCATCTCAAATGCTTATAGAATTTTATGCTTTGTTTTCGGGTGGGAAAATTAAAGGTAAATTCGTTCCGTTAATGTATAATTCTTTTAAGGCCCATGCACATTTAGGAGATAAAGTTTCATTAAATATAAGCGGTGATAAAGAAGATTGTTATATTGAGTTTGAACTTACAAGAGAAGATAATATTGTATTATCAGTAGAATTTCAGCTAATAGATTTGGATGAAGGTGTTTTTATTAATCAACTTTCAAATTGTTATATTGATATAGTTGGAAATGTTATAGTTGGAGATGCTTATGGAGAAGCAAGAATAAATAATTCTACTATTATTTGTGAAGAATTGCTTTGGAAAAGTGAAAAAATCTTGATTGAAGCATATTCTCCAGGTGAATGTCTTTTGATTGCTAATCTTTTTAAATCGGCCACTACTGGCTCTCCCAGATTTGAAATAAAAACGGATAGAAAAGAAAATTTAAATATATCATCTAGTAATTTGGGCAATTATTATAAATTAATTGCTTATAAAGCAGATAACATATTTAATTCTACTGATTCGGGATTCGAACCGTTTGCTTATGCAATTAGGAGGATTTTTAGTTGCTTAAGATCGCACAGTAAGGATACACCTGCGAGAAAAATGGATTTTATTGATAATAGAATAATTGGGAAAAGTGAGAAGAAAAAAGAAATCTTAAGTTTTCTTATAAATGAAGGAGTGCTATACACAGATGATCAGGATTGGTTGTATAAATTAAATACAGATAAACTTTCTGATTTTACTATTATGTGGAATGAAATAAAAGATGGAAATTTTAATTCATTACAGCGTCTGTATGAGACATATTTAAATTATCAAAAAGAATAAAAAAGTTTGTATAAAAAGGACACCACACCCGGTGTTTTTTTTATACAAATATTAACAAGATTGGAAGGTGAGGTGAGAGCATGGGAAGACCATTAAAAATAAAAACTCCAGAAGAAATGGAGCAGTCGTGGGAAAAGTATAAAGCAGATTGTGACAATCAGGAGGTTCTTACCCATGATTTCAGTTCCAAGAATAGCGAATTTGTAAGCGCTAAGTTACAGCGCAGCATCACATATACAATTGAGGGGTTCTGTGTATTTGTGGGAATTCCAAGGTCGTTGTTTTATGATACATATTCTACAAAGAAGAGGTATTCGGACATCGTTACGCGTATACGTGAGGAATGTGAGGTCGACGCCCGCAAGAAGTTTGAATTGCAGGTGATTCCTTCACAGTTGGCAGGGCTTTGGATGAGCAAATATGGTTATACAACTAAGGTGGAAAACAATGTCTCCGGCACACTGGAAACAGAAAAAACTAAGCTTGACGATCTGATCAAGCAAATGCGTGGCGGTGATGGATAATGAGCAATGAGCGCCTGCTTCTGTCAGAGAAGTATAAAGCTTTTCTTAAACATGATGCTCCAGTCGAGTTTCTGGAAGGGACAACGGCTGCGGGTAAAACAACGGTCGGTTTGTTTAAATTCATGCTTAAGGTTGCAGAGAACCCCAAGAAGTTACACATCATAGCAGCAAAGGATACCGGTACTGCTGAGAAGAATATCATCAATAAGGATCTGGGCATCACAGACGACTTCGGGATCCTGACTGAATATAACGGCAACGGTACCAAAGACGATAAGATTCCTCATATTCTCTTTCATACTTCAGGAGGGGATAAGGTCATCTACGTTCTGGGTTATGGTGACAAAAAGAAGTGGCAGAAAGCCCTGGGCGGTCAGTACGGCTGCCTTTACATTGACGAGATCAATACAGCAGATATTGAGTTTGTAAGAGAGTCAGCCATGCGGTGTGATTACCTGATGGGGACACTTAACCCCGACGATCCGAACCTGCCTGTTTACAAAGAGTATATTAACTGCTCCCGTCCGCTTCCTGATTGGGAGGAAGAGACACCAAAAGAAATACTGGAAGAACTAAGAGAGGAACCAAAGCCCGGCTGGGTGCATTGGTTCTTTTCTTTTACCCACAATTTGGGTCTGTCAAAGGAGAAGTTGGAGAACATTATCCGGAACACTCCAAAAGGTACAAAGATCTGGAAGAATAAGATCCAGGGCTTAAGAGGTAAGGCAACCGGCCTGATCTTCCCGAACTTTGACCGCAAAAAGCATGTGGTCAGTAAGGCTCTTGCAAAGCAGTTTATACGGAATCAGAACGATCGCCATCAAACAGAGTGGTTTGTACATTTTTCTGCGGGGCTAGATACGTCCTATTCCCAGAAGTCACCGGATACCATTTCCATGAGTTTTATCGGGATCACGAACCGGGGCAACTGCTATGTGCTTGATGAGAAGGTGTACAACAACGCAGATCTGGGAACTCCTCTTGCCCCTACAGATACGGTCCGGAACTTTATTGACTTCCTTGATCGCAACCGGAATGAATGGGGATTTGCCAGAGATACCTTTATAGATTCTGCGGATCAGGCAACCATAACAGAGTTTTTAAAGTATAAGCGCCTGAATGGCTGCGTCTACAATTTCAATGATGCCTGGAAGAAAGAACAGATTATTGACCGTATTATCAATCAGTTAAACTGGTTTGCTGATGCAGGAGCAAAGCCATGTTTCTATATCGTGGATACCTGCTCAAATTATATCCGGGAGCTTGAAGTATATAGCTGGCTGGAAGACAAGGACAATACGCCAGAAGACAGAAACGATCACATGGTAAATAGCGTGCAGTATGCATGGCTGCCATACGAAGTAAAAATCGGAACAGGAAGGAGGGCTTCATAAGTGGGTTGGTTTAAGGATATGTATTTTAAATTGCTTAAGATTGTAGGAGCAAAAGAGAGGCAGGTGGTCATAAAGGAACCGCTTTCCTTTCAGGGCAATGTCTTAAAAAATAAGATCTGGTACCGCGGAGATCCGTCAGAACTAGAACAGTTTTTCAAACAGACCGCTTACTGTGATGTGTTTAAGGCAAGGTTCTGGGCTTCCGTTCCATACCGGAAAGTAAGAAAGATCCATTCCGGCATTGTAGGAATTGTGGTGGATCGGTTTAAGGATATAATAACCGCAGATCTAAATGATATCAGCTTTGGAGAAAAAGGAGACAATCAGCCTTTAAAGGAATTATGGGATCAGATTGCAGAGGATAATAACTTTGAAGGGCTCTTGGGCGAAGCAGTGGCCGGTGTTCTGTCAGCCGGTGATGGCGCCTTTAAAATTAGTCTGGATCAGGTCAGTGAATATCCGGTCATAGAATTTTACGAAGCGGACCGGGTGGAGTATAAATACCTGCGGGGCAGATTGAGTGAAATTATCTTCTCGACAAGCTACTCATATCCAGATAACAAGGAAAAAGAATACCGTTTAGAGGAGACTTACGGGAAAGGGTATGTCCTTTATAAACTCTTTGATGATGCTGGTGGAGAAGTTCCGCTTAATACTCTTCCTGAAACAGCAGTCTATGAAGATACTGCCTATGACGGGGATTACATCATGGGAGTGCCCCTTATCTTCTTCACATCAAGTAAGTGGAAGGGGCGAGGGAAAGCGCTGTTTGAAGGCAAGACGGACGATCTGGACGCTTTAGACGAAGTGATCAGCCAGTGGCTTGATGCAGTGAGAAAAGGAAGGGTGAACCGGTATATCCCGGAAGATATGGTTCCCAGGGATCCCAATACAGGGCAGCTGATAGAACCGAATGAGTTTGACAATGATTACATAGCGATCGGTGCAGTAAAGAAGGAAGGATACAGCGATAAAATTGAAGTTGTTCAGCCCCAGATATCCTACGAAGCGTATTTAAACAGCTATACTTCCTTTTTGGATCTAGTGCTGCAGGGAATCATTTCCCCAGCAACCCTTGGTATTGATCTGAAAAAGACGGACAATGCAGAAAGCCAGAGAGAAAAGGAAAAGATCACCACTCATACCAGAGGGACGCTGGTTAAGGTGTTGTGCAAGGTTCTTCCTGAGCTGGTAAGTAAAATCATGATGACTTATGACCAGATGCAGGAAAAGGCTCCTGGGGAGTATAAAGTTTCCGTAAAATTTGGAGAGTATGCAGCTCCAGGCTTTGATGCCGTTGTGGAGACGGTCGGCAAGGCGCGAACCAGTGGAGTCATGAGTATAGAGAAGTCCATAGATGAAATGTACGGCGATACTCTGACAGAAGATGAAAAGGCAGAGGAGGTCAAGCGGATCAAGATTGAGCAGGGGATCTTTGAAACAGAAGAGCCTGGACTAAATACGGAAGGGGTGAAGGCGGATGAAAGTGAAGGTGATGAACCGCCAGTACCAAATGAGCCAGCTGGAGTACCAGGGACTCCTGAAAGTGGCAAATGAGCAGGTTCCGTTTGGCATTTATGCCGTTGAAAAAAAGGATTATGCAGAGCTCAGGTGTGATAAGTGCAAAAGCATTACACAGCTGAAAGATCTTACCCGGAAGTTTAAGGCACAGGGATTTAAAGTTTTAGCAAACGGCAGGTGATCACATGAATGAGTATGATATCTCCGCTGCGTTTGAATCGATTGAACAGGAACTTATTGCCTCCATGATCCGAAATATGGACCGGCACAGAGCGGAGGAACTGAAAGAGGGCTATGACTGGTCCATGTGGCAGACGGAACAGCTTAAGTCTTTGGAAAAATATAAGCTGGAGAACCAGAAAAAATACAGCAAGCAGTTTAAAAGCATAAACGCCCAGATCGGAGAACTTATCTGGCAGGCCAGACAGCAGGGAGGCATGAAGCAGGAGGCGCAGATCCTCCGGGCTATCAAGAACGGCTTTAAAAGCTATAAGCCCGCTTCGGCAGCCATGCAGGCAGAGTTTTTCAAACTGAATACCCGGAAGCTGGAAGCCCTGATCAAAGCAACCGGTAATGATATGAAGAAAGCAGAAACGGCAGTCTTACGAATAGCAAATGACCAGTATCGTAAGGCTATTTTTAATGCCCAGGTATATGCCAACTCCGGAGCCGGTACTTATGAAAAGGCAGTGGATATGGCTACCAAGGATATGCTTTCCCGTGGGCTTAACTGTGTGGAGTATAAGAATGGCGCGCGCCATGCTCTGTCAGACTATGCAGACATGGCAATCCGGACAGCCAGTAAGCGGGCATATCTGCAGGGAGAGGGGGAGAAACGTCAGGAATGGGGAATCAGTACCGTTATTGTAAACAAGCGTGGAAACCCCTGCCCCAAGTGCCTCCCCTTTGTGGGAAAAGTCCTGATTGATGATGTGTGGAGCGGAGGAAAGGCGTCTGATGGTCCGTATCCCCTTATGAGCGCAGCCATTGCAAGAGGACTCTATCACCCAAGGTGCAAGGACAGTCACAGCACATATTTCCCTGGAATATCTACGGCGGATGATATCTGGACCAGAGAAGAACTAAAATCAATTGAAAAATCTTATAAGCAGGAGCAGGATCAGCAATACAATCAGAGACAGGCGGATAAGTTTAAAAGATTGGCTGAATATTCCTTAGATGAATCCAATAAAAAGGCTTACGATAAGAAAAGGCAGCAATGGGAGAGCCAGTCTGAAAAAGAAGAAATTGGATTCTTTAAGAAAATACAGACGAAGAAAGTGACCGAAGAAAAAGTAGACAATATTGCAAATGATTTTATACCAGCAAGCTCATTACAGGAAGCAAAGGAATATGCTTTTAAGGAATTCTCAGTTTTAATTAAAGGTGCCGAAGATATTTCTTTAGAAAATGTAAACTCTATAAATAGGAGATATGGGCAGCTTATAAAAGAAAACCCCCATATGAAAGGATTCATTCAGGAATTTGAGTTTACGGATACTTTAGGAGAGGGCGCTTATGCTGCAAGGGTTCTGACTCCGGGAGGAGATGGCAGAATAAGCCGATCTATACAATTTAACCAGGAAGAATATAAAAACATAGAAGTGCTAAGTAAAAAGTACTCTTCCCTTGTTAAGTCTGGATATTTCCCTAAAGGCACAACTTATGAAAATATTGTTGATCATGAATTCGCTCACGCCCTGGCAGATGAGATGGGTCTTAAAATGTGTCATATTGATATTAATGGTAAATTTACAGCAGATGAATGGAAAAATGTAAGAGTGGCAGGAAAGGCTTTCAGCAAGGTCAGGGTTGAAGAAACAGCAAAAAGACTACATATTACTGCAGGTAAGCTTCAGAAGAAAATAAGCGGATATGCAGTATCAGAACATTCAGAAGCATTTGCTGAGGCTTTTTCTTCTGTACATGGAACGAAGCCGACAAAAGAAGCCTTGGCACTTATGGCTGAATATGATAGAATAAAGAAAATGTACCATTAAGGAGGCAGACATGGTAATCGGTGCCATATTTAAAAAGGGTAAGAACGGCGAATATCTAACAGATAAAAATGGAGATTATGTGATAGATGAGCGTGAATCCGAAAAGCTATTAAACAATGCCTTTCCAACAGAAAAGCAGGAAGATAAACAGGTACTTAGTCTTTTTGAAACAGAGTTAAGGAAAGCTGAAGCACAGAATAACAGTTAATACCTTCAGTCAGTAAAATGGCCGGTGGTATTATTAAATTATATACCTATGTGGAAGGAGGGAATAAAATAATGGTTTACATTCCGAAACAGTGGCTTCATAATCCAGAAAATGAAGTTAAAGTACACCAATTAATTGAAGAGTATTTTCCAAACACTTGTGTCTTATTCACGGAAGATTTGGAAAAGCAGAAAGAATTTCCTACCAGGTTGAAAGAACTGGGAGAGTTGGAGATCCTTAAGCATTATGAAGAAGGGGATATTGTAATGAATGGCTGATACCACTGATCTATTAAGGATTGGTGGTATTTTTATATTCTGCGTTGCGACCGTCGCAACAGATCGGAGGCAGTATGAACCGGATAAGAGAGGATCCGATATAATTAAAAATCATTACAGATAAAGCGCGCAGGATAACCTGGGCGTTATTTTATTGCATAGAAAGGATGAGATCATGAAGAAAGAAGAATTTACTGCACTGGGAATCAGTGAGGATCAGGCGGCCAAAGCGGCAGAGGCTTCAAAAAAGGAGCTGGAATCCTATGTACCTAAAGCTGATTATGATACAGCCAATCAGGCAAAGGGACAGCTTGAAAAGGATATCAAGGACAGGGATAAGCAGCTGGAAGATTTAAAGAAGAACAGCGGGGACAATGCGGAACTGAAAAAACAGATCGAAACCCTGCAGGCAGAAAACAAAGCAGCCGTTGAGAAAAACGAAGCTGACATGAAGGAGTTGAAACTTTCCACTGCTATTAAGCTGGCCATTGCTGAATCTGCTCAGGATGCAGATCTGGTAACGGGTTTATTTGATAAGTCTAAGCTGATTCTTTCTGATGACGGGAAGGTAACCGGTTTGGAGGAGCAGTTAAAGTCCATTAAGGAATCGAAACCGTTTTTGTTTAAGGAAGTAAAGACAGAACCAGCAAAAAATACTGGTTTCCGTCCTCTGGGAGCTCCCAGTCAGCAGACCCAGACAACAACTACAACCGATGGTAGCAAGGTGAATATGAAGTCCGCTATTGAAGCAGCACTTCAGGCACAGATGCCGTCTAAATAAAATTAAGGAGATGAAAGACTATGGCTATTACGTTAGAAGAAGCAAGAAATAATGTGCAGGACGACCTGCAGATCGGGGTGATTGATGAATTCAGAAAGTCCAACTGGATCCTGGATCATATTACGTTTGATGATGCCGTTTCCCCAACCGGAGGCGGAGCGACCCCTACTTATTCCTACACCAGACTGAAAACTCAGCCTACGGCGCAGTTCCGTGAGATCAATAAGGAGTATACGCCCCATGAAGTTACAAAGGAACGTTTTTCAGTAGATATTAAGGTGTTTGGTGGATCCTATCAAATCGACCGTGTTATCGCCAATATGGGCGGTATCGTATCAGAGGTAGAGCTTCAGCAGTCCCAGAAGATTAAGGCAGCTCAAGCGTTGTTTAATGATACATTTATTAATGGAGATATTGCTGTAAATGGCAATGCTTTCGACGGTCTGGAAAAAGCTCTGACAGGCAGCTCCACAGAGTATAATGCTGGAGCGTCCGTCATTGATTTGTCCACATCCCAGTTGGTAACGGATAATTTCCAGCTCTTCCTAGATATGCTTGACGAATTCCTCAGGGGACTTGATGGAGAACCCTCTTTCATTGCAGGCAATACAAAACTAATCTCAAAACTGAGAGCGTGCGCAAGGCGTGCTTCCATGTATAATGTAACAAAGACCGACTGGGGAACCAATGTGGAAGCCTACGGAAATATTCCTTTCGTGGATTTGGGAGCGAAGCCGGGAACCAATAGTGAAGTGGTGGAAATTGACGCAACCAAAGGAACCACCTCCCTCTTTGCAGCAAGACTGGCACTTGATGGACTTCACGGTGTGTCCTTTGCAGGAGTAGCCCCGGTGCAGACCTGGCTTCCTGACTTTACAACGGCAGGAGCAGTAAAGACTGGTGAAGTGGAAATGAACGCAGCAATCGCCTTAAAGGCTTCCAAAGCAGCCGGGGCATTCCGTAATATTAAAGTAAAATAAGGGAGGGTTTTCCATGAAAGTATTTGCACCCAACAAACAGTATACAGGTACGTCCGCCAGCGTACCTTTTTGCAACGGTGTGGGAGAGACAACAGATCTCCGCCTGATACATTGGTTCAAAAGCCATGGGTATGAAGTAGAGGATCTGCCGGAATCAGAGGATCCTGCGGAAGATCTGGGGAAACCTCAAGAGGAGAATCCTGAAGCCCCGGAAGAAAATGCAGAGAAAGAACCTGATAAGGAATTAAAGAAAGGAAAATCTGCGAACCAGAAGGCCGGTGAATAAGATGGCCTATGTCCCCTATTAACACCGGATTATTACAAAGAAATCTATAAAGGCAGAACGGTACCAGAAGATGAGCAGGAAAGAGCACTCCGACAAGCTAGCCACCATATTGATTCCCTGACTTACAATCGAATTGTGGGTCGGGGATTTACAGATTTGACCGAGTTTCAGCAGGAAGTCATTCAGGAAGTGGTATGTCTACAGGCGGACTTTGAACATGAAAACGCTGACGAGATCAGCACGATTCTATCCAGTTACAGTATTAATGGAGTATCCGCACAGTTTGGGAGTTCCTGGAATGTGTTCATGGATAAAGGAGTGGCTATGAAGCGTGATGTGTACGCACAGCTGTCCCAGACGGGCTTGTGCTGCCGGTTAGCGAGGTAAGCCTATGAAATACCCATGTTTAGTACCAAAAGGCCTGTGTAAGACAGAAATTCACGTTCACCTGGAAAGTGAGGAAACTAATAATCTGGGAGAGCCAAAATACAAGGCTGATCTGGATCTGAAGTGCAATTTTCAGGACCGGTCAAAGACGATTCTCACAGCAGAAAAAAAGCTGGTTCAGATAACCGGCACAGCTATGTTTCCTGGTGATATCGCGCCAGCCTTCCCAACCTTAAGCGGAGGTACCGTTACTATATTTGGGGAAGAAAGACGGATTGAGCAGGGAGCAAAGAACCGGAATCCGGACGGTACCGTAAATTTTTGCACACTGGAGGTAATCTGATGCAGGTTAAATCAACGGTTAAAATGAATATGCCTCGGATTCGACAACTAACACAGGCTGCCGTAACAGCTCTGGAAATGACTGTAGATGCAGTACATACCGAAGTTGTTCAAGCGCAGGTTGTACCGTTTGATACTGGAAATTTACAAAATGAAAGCTTCTTTGCTGATTACTCTGATTCCTCCAAAGGAAAAGTTCAGCTGGTATCCAGTGCTCCTTACGCAAGGCGGGTTTATTTTCACCCAGAGTACGACTTCAAGACGGACGAAAACCCCAACGCAAAAGGGCATTGGTATGAAGATTGGGAGGCCGGAGGTAGCAAAGCTGATTTTGCTTTTAGTAAATATAAGAATTTTTATAAGAGAGTAGGTGGTGTATAATGCTGACTTTAAAGGATATTCGTCAATATATTTCCGATCTGAGTATTGCAGAAGATGATAACGTCTATATGGGGAAACTGGATAATAAAAGTCAAAAATCCATTGGAGTTTATAGCCGGCCGTCGTCCGGACCTGCAAATATCGCCATTGGCGGACTGGAATGCACCACCTATGATACCAAGCCGGTTTCTCTACTGGTCCATTGGAGTAAAAGCAAGGATGAGACAGAGAGAACGGCTTTTGAGCTGTTTGAGAAACTAAGAAGTGTAACCAGTCTTACAATAGGAGACACCCATATCAATTACATAAGACTGATGGTTCCTGAGCCGCAGGACGTTGGGACAGATGATAGCGGAGTGTACGAATATGTGATCTGGCTGGATTTTATATATGAAAGGAACAGGTGAGATTAATGGGAGACGCAAAGGTATACCCAGTAAATAACAACAAGTTTAAGGTTGGATTAAATGGGCTTAAGGATACAATGACCATGATTGCCAACCTGACGAATTTTGCCCCCAGTATTGAAGGTGGCGTGGAAGAGTGGAACGCCATGGAGCATGAGGGCTGGGGGGACGCTATGATGACCAGTAAAAAACTGTCATTCTCCTTCCAAGGAAAACGTACTTATGGAGATCCGGGTAATGATTATGTTGCCGGCCTTGCATGGAAATCTGGCAATGATGTGGTAGCTCCATTTGAGTGGGAAATGCCTTCCGGTGCCAAAGTGTCTTTTGATGCAATCATCAATGTAACCACTCCTGCAGGCGGTGACAGCACGGCGGTTGATGCTCTGGAATTTGAAGTAAAGTGTAAGGGCAAGCCAAATTTTACCCAGGCGGGAGCGTAGATTCTGCGCCGCCCGCAGATCCAGAAGAACCAGAAGAAAATAAAGAACCAGATGTAGAGCCAGGAGAATAAGACCTGGCTCTTTTTGAAAGGAGATAAGATTATGGCAAAAATGATTGATATTACAGAGAAACTTACATTCGAGGGAAATCCCTCTTTAATGATTAAAGGAAAGAAACTGGAGGTTAATGCAGATGCTCCCACCATGTTAAAGGTTATGGGACTTATGGGCTCTGATGATCCAGGAGTGAGTGAGATTTTAAAAACCTATGACATGATGTTTCCAGATAAATCTAAGAAAGAGATCGAAAAGCTGGGGCTTAATTTCAATGATCTGATCGTGGTGGTTCAGGAAGCAGTAGGTTTAATTACGGGGGAGGATGACAGCCAGGGAGAGCAGTGACCCGTACTACGATTTATTTGAGGACTGGGATTTAATTATTTCCAGCTTCCTAACGCAGTACGGGTTGAGAATACGGACAAAAGAATTTGAATCGGTTAGCTGGGATGAGTTTAAATCCCTTATAGCTGGAATTGATCCTGAAACTCCCTTAGGTCGCATTGTGGGAATCCGGGCGGAGACAGATAAGAATGTTATCAAGAACTTTAATAAAGACCAAAAACGCATACATGATGCATGGAGAAACCGGAAAGCAGAAACAATGCCGCCGGAAACCTATGATCAGGAAATGAAAGCACTGGAGCAGATGTTTGCGCAGCTGTGCGGGAGGTGATTAAAATTGAAAAGACAAAAGTAAAATGCCCCCATTGTGGATACGAGCAAAATATCTTATACGATAAAAAGAACGCATCCTGCAAAGGTGTTTTTATACGGTGCAAAGCAAGGCACTGTAAGAGAGATTTTGAACTGATAATTAACAAAGACAAGTAGTGCCACTGTGCCGATGTCTGTCTGAAGCAGATAAAGGTAGGTGGTATAGTTGGCTGATAGTGTAGGGCAGATCGGGCTCGATCTTGTCGTTAATCAAAATAATTTCAATAGGCAGATGGCCGGTATCCAGGGGCTGGCCAAAAAGGCAGGAGCGGCTCTGGCTGCGGCTTTTGCTATAAAGAAGATTATTGATTTTGGTAAGAGTGCAATCGAATTGGGATCCGATCTTACAGAGGTCCAGAACGTTGTTGATGTGACATTTCCTAAGATGTCAAAACAAATTGATGCTTTTGCCAAAAATGCAGCGCTTTCGTTTGGGCTTTCCGAAACAATGGCCAAGAAATTCACGGGTACATTTGGAGCCATGGCGAAAGCTTTTGGCTTCTCAGAGAGCGCTGCTTATGATATGTCAACCACTCTGACCGGTCTGGCCGGAGATGTTGCCTCCTTTTACAATCTGTCACAGGACGAGGCATATACAAAGCTGAAATCCGTGTTCACTGGCGAGACTGAGACATTAAAAGATCTGGGTATTGTAATGACCCAGAATGCCCTTGATGCCTATGCCATGGCGAACGGGTACGGAAAAGTAACGGCTAAAATGTCTGAAGCGGAAAAGGTAGCCCTGCGGTATCAGTTCGTACAGGATCAGCTGGCACTTGCCACGGGTGACTTTAGCCGAACCAGTGACCAATGGGCCAATCAGGTGCGTATTCTAACACTACAATTTGACTCCCTAAAAGCTACCATAGGTCAAGGTCTTATTAATGTATTAACTCCGGTTATTCAAGTGATCAATACCATAATCGGTAAGCTGATGAGCCTTGCCAATGCTTTTAAATCCTTTACTGAACTGGTTACGGGAAAGAAGAGTGACACGACCTCCAGCGTACAAGCTGTTGCGGATGCGGCAGACAACGCTTCTGGTGCAGTGGAGGGAACAGGGACGGCAGCCAAGAAAGCCGCCAAAGACATTAAAGGGATGTCTTCCGGAATTGATGAATTAAATATCATAAATCCAAACTCCAATAGCGATAGCAGTGATGGAGGGGCTGGCGGTTACGCTCCGGATGAGTTTGATATGGGGGCAGTGGATACTTCTGGAGTTGAGGAAGCCGGTAATAAATACCAGGTATTAATTGATAGAGCACGGGAGTTAAAAGATTTATTTAAGACCGGTTTCAGCATTGGCTTTGGAGACACATCAGTCATTGACAGCATTCAGAATTCCATACAAGGTATCGGACAGAACCTCAAAGGGATCTTTACGGATCCGGCGGTTTTAGCTTCGGCCGAGGAATTAGGAAACCGGATAGCCGTAAATCTGGGAAAAGCTGCAGGCAGCATGGCTTCTATAGGGGCGACACTTGCAGATAATTTGCTTGGTGGAATTAATAAGTTCTTAGAGCAAAACGGTCAGAGGATTAAAGATTATCTAGTATCCATGTTTGATATCAGCACAGAGATTGCCGACATTGTGGGTAATTTCAGTGTCGCATTTGCAACGATTTTTTCCGCTTTTCGTAGTGATAATGCAAAGCAGATCACAGCGGATGTTATAGGCATTTTTTCAAGTGCCTTTATGGGTGTGACGGAGCTGACCACAAAAATAGGAAGAGATGTTTTAGATGCTTTAACGGCCCCATTTATCCAAAACAGGGATCTTATTAAACAGACTCTTGAAGATACATTTTCTGCAGTAGAGCCTATTTTCTCCGAAATAAAATCAATTGTTGATGAAGCATTTACAAAAATCAATGAAACCTATGATACTCATATCAAGCCAATGCTTGATTCGTTTAAGCAGGGTTTTACAGAAATAGCGACAAAGTTCCTGGAGCTTTACAATACATATTTCCTCCCTATCATTACAAATCTATCCGTACAGTTCCAGGCGTTTCGAGAGGAATATTTGTCCCCTCTGATTGATAAGTTCGTGGAGTTTGCGGGAAAAGTGGCAGATGCAATATCGGTGCTTTGGGAAAACGTGTTAAAGCCCTTTATTATTTGGTTTATGGAGGCGGCAGCTCCTATTATTGCAGAATTTGTCCAGAATGTGATAGATGGATTCTTTCGGTTCTTTGAAGGTGTAAGTAAAGTTGTAGGAGACATATTAACAGCTTTAGGCGGCCTTATGGATTTCATTGTGGGAGTTTTTACAGGAGATTGGGAACTTGCCTGGGAAGGAATAAAAACATTCTTCGGTGGTATCTGGGATGCTATGAAGGATATCGTATCTACAGTACTGGATGTTATTGACTCTGTAATACAGACTGTCCTCGGTGTTATAAAATCTGTCTGGGAACTTATTTGGAATGGCATAAAAACCTTTGTGTCAAATATTTGGGCCTCTATACAGGAAATTGTCACAAAAGTTTCCGAAGCCATAAGAGATAAATTATCAGAGATCTGGGACAGTGTAAAGCGGACAATAGAGGAAAAATGGAGTGCAATCAAAGAGTGGTTTGATCAGATCTGGCAGAAAATTAAAGATGTGTTTAAGCTTGATGAAATGCTGGAAATTGGCAAAGGTGTCATGAATAAGCTATGGGATGGCATGCAGGAGGTTTGGAAGAGTATTACCAGTTGGTTAGATGGAGTTGTAGATGCTGTAGGCGAAGCATGGGATAAGGTAGTTAGCGGAGCAAAAAATCTGTTCAGCAAGGCGAAAGATGATGCCGAAGAAAAAGAGGAAAAAGATTCTTCTGGCCCAGGCAGTACGAAAGGCCATGTAAACAGTGGTCCCGGAGTAAAAGGTCACGCAACCGGCGGTTTCCCGACTTCCGGTAGTTTATTTGTTGCCAATGAAAACGGCAATCCTGAAATGGTTGGTAACTGGGGAGGTAAGGCAGCCGTTGCCAATAACATGCAGATCACAGAAGGTATTACAAGGGCGGTCCAGTATGGCATGAGATCTGCCATTGCCCCGTTAACCTCCAGCATAAGCGCCATGGTTAACAACGCCACCCCTCAGCTGTCTCTGATCGGAACTGCAGGGCGAAGTACTGGCACAACTGATCAGGTTCAGAACATGGCAAATCAGGTTATGGCTATGCCAACAGAATCCATGTCCGATCATTATCTGTCCATTATGGTGGAATTACTGCGCAATATCATAGAGCTGATCGAAGCAATGGATCTGACTGTAAATATTGATATCAGAGAGATTAAAAGCAAACTTGCCGATCTGGATAAGAGAAGCGGTTTTACAATGAGAACAACGTAAAGGAGGCGGTACTATATGGCAGTACTTACAATCAATGGCCGGGAGTTTCCGTCTCCCGACATTGGTGGGAATTTAATTGTTGCTACGAATGTAAGTGATGGTAAAAATGCAAAAGGCGAGTTTATTGGCCAGAGAGTAGGAAGGGATCAGCATAAATTTGAGGGATTACAGTGGAAGTTTTTAGATGCTGCCACCTGGTCGGCTATGCTGCAGGAGTTTGATAAGTTTGTGGTCACAGCCAGAATCCCGGACATGGTACATAACCGCATGATGACAATCCGAATGTACCCAGGAAACCGGACAGCCACGCCCATTGAGTTTGATAAGGAAGGGCTTCCCACCATGTATCAGGATTGCAAAGTAAATATTATCGACTGTGGGGTGATCGAGTAATGCAGGCAGTGAGCACCCAATACAAGGATCACATGAAGTCAAAAGATCGCCTGCGCAACCAGACCTATATCCGGGTTACCATTGGTCTGATCAACCAGGAGGCGCAAGCCAGTGCATATATACCCGATCATGAAAGCTATACTTATTATTCCAGCTTTAAGCGACCTTTAGATAATTATGAAGTCCAGGAGCTTTATGCCACTTGTGATCAGGACTATACATCGGTAGATGGCAGCGTGTACTTTCTTCCAAGAGCCAGGGCGGATGTGGTGTTAAATCAGGGGATTGTGTCAAAGGAACTTATGGGACCGGTGGAAATCCGGTTTCCGATCCAGCACGATATTAAGGGCCTGACGGTGGAGTTTGGCAAGGCTTATCCGGTGGATTTTACCATAGAATCCGATAACAACACGGTGGAGATCACCGGGAATACTGGTGGTCACTTTGTATCAGAGGAAATATTTAATGGAGCAACATTCCTGCGCTTTATGCCATCCCGCATGGTAAACGGTCAGAGCCGCTTCCGGATCCACAAGATTACTATGGGAATCGGGATCTATTTTGATAATCAGCGGATACTGTCTGCTACGAAAAAGGAACATATCAGCCCGATAATGGAGGAGCTGCCGACCATTGACTTTAATCTGTCCGTGAATAATAAGGACAGAGCCTTCGATATTGAGAATGAGGAAAGCTCCGTGAACTTCCTGGAGATTGGTCAGGGTATAACAGTTCTATATGGACAGGAGCTTGACGATGGATCCGTGGAGTGGCTACCGGGAGCAAAGGTGCAATTAAAGGAATGGTCTGCAGATGATGAGGAAATGTCTTTTTCTGGCTCAGATCGGTTCGACTATATGGACGGAACTTATCATAGAGGTCTGTATCGCCCGGAAGGTATCAGTCTGTATGATCTGGCACTTGATGTGCTTTCTGACGCTGGAATTGATAGCCGTACGTACTGGATTGACAGTTATTTAAAGTCTGTGAAAGTGGTAAATCCGATGCCAGTTGTTGCACACAAGGAAGCCCTGCAACTGATTGCCAATGCTGGCCGGTGTATTCTCTACCAAGACCGGGAGGGTAATATCTTTCTGAAATCCAGTTTCATTCCGGCTATGGAGGCAAGTTCAGATAATGAGACATATTTCAGTCATGCAGGATCGGTTTTGGACAAATCGCCTAAGAAGCCATATGCAATGACAACACAAAACTATACAAGCGTGACCTCGACACAGTATTTTATGCCAAGGAAGGAAGAAGGTGCGATTTATCTAAATGCCGGTTATGTCTCAGAGGAAGTGGCGGGAAGTGATGGATCCTTTGCAGTCAATCCAACTGTAGAAATTAACCTGGAAGCCTCATTCAAATGCTTTGGGCTGACTTTGGAGTTTGGCAGTAATAATCCTATGGAAATGGTCTTTCATGTCTACCATGATGGGGAACTGGTGGAAGATTACACCGTAACAGATCTGACTGCAACAACTGTCATTAGCCACGAATTTGAGGAGTTTGACAGACTGTTCTTGGAGTTTACTAAAGGATATCCGAATAACCGGATTGTTTTAAATAATATTACTTTTGGAGACAGAACCGATTATGTTTTTGAGTATGGTCATGAATTGACCAAAACGCCAAAGGGGACACAGCTTGCCAAGGTCAGGGAGCTGCAGGTAATCAGAACGCTTTTTACTCAGGCAGGAGAGAAAAAGGAACTGGCGAAAGAAACCATTGTAGTAACGGCTGCAGATAATCAGTATACCTTTTACTTTACCAATCCGGCGTATGACCTGTCCTGCGCGCTTACGACACCAGGAGAGGGGCAGTTGGCAACTATTATAGATAGCAGTAATTATTTTGCCACAGTGGAACTTACAGGGGTTACGGGGACTGTTGAGGTTTCCGTATTTGGTAGAGAGTATACAACTGCTAAAACTAAAGTAAGCCGGCAGTTAAACCCAACTGGCGGTATGGAAACATGGGAAAATCCTCTGGTGTCTGATGCGGTTCATGCCGCCAATATTGCGGACTGGATCGGTGATTATCTAAAATCAGATCGACATTACGATCTTCAGTATCGTGGAGAGCCTAAGGTTGAGGCGAACGACATCGCATTCCTGGAAAATAAGTATGTTCCTGATCTTCTCCTGCGGGTATATGAACACACTTTAAAATTCAATGGAGCCTTAAGCGGCACCATAAAGGCAAGGAGGGACATGAGCAATGTGGCAGTCGCCAAAGACTAACTGGAAGGAAAATGACTTCTTTAACGTTGAGGACTATAACCGCATAAAGGGAAACATAAACGAGATCCGGTCACAGGCACTTTTGCTCTGGCCGGATTTTGAGTTTGAGGAAATGGGGGCTAATAAGACCTATCAGGACTATGGATTCTATGCGGATGAGATTAACCGGTTTGAGGCTAATGTGGACCATATCTGTGCAGGAACTTATCCCTTTAAAGTGGGTAACCGACAGATTTTCTATGATAACCAGCCTTTTATTGATTGGAAGGAATTGAACCGAATTGAGGAAGCCTGCCGGCTGATTTACAGTAATATACAGAGCCGCTACAACGGCAGAAAGACATTATCATTTACATTGAATGGAGGTGCATTTTCATGAGTTTAAAAACAGATTATAAGGATGCCATGTTTGATGGCCAGCGCCGGTACCGTTTGATTCCCAATGAAGACGGAACTTACAGTCTTCCGGACGAGACAACGTACACCCAGAAAGGCGATAAGTTTGGAGCCAATGATATAAACGCCACGAATAAGGCAATTAATCAAATCAATCATGTGGCAGAGGTTACCTTAACTGCTGCGGGTTGGAACGGTAGTTCAGCTCCTTACACACAGACAATTCCGGTTCCAGGGGTAACAGAAGACATGGAGGCTATGGTTGTGAGCGCTTTGGAGGACGAAGCTACGGAGGTTGCCCAGAAGTCCTACAGCAAAGCTTTTGGTATTGTGACAAGTGGGACAGCTTCCCTGGGTGATGGGACGGCTACTTTTAAGGTTTACAAAAAGCCGGTATCAGATATAAAAATTGGCTTGAAAGGAGTGTAGCACATGGGAAAGATATGGATGCCTGGAGGTGGTGGAGGTGCAGATCTCGATGTGGTGACTGCGGGGAAGCCCGACGTACTGGCCGGAAAAGTAATCGTTGATAAAGACGGTGAACCATTAAACGGAACAATGGTAAATCGAGGCGCGGTGAGTCAGGCATTAGGGGTCAATGGTACATACACTATACCAGAAGGATATCATAATGGATCTGGTAAGGTAACGCAGAGCATTGCAACCATGGGAGGCCAAACAATAAATCCTAGTGCATCGCAACAAACTGTTTCGTCAAGTGGAAAGTATATGACTGGAAATGTTGTGGTAAATGCAGTTTCAAATCTATCTGCAGCAAATATAAAGAAAGGTGTTAATGTCGGAGGTACTACCGGTACGTTTGAGGGTTATGTGCCAACTGCAAATGATTTATATGTAAGGGGTACAAGTCGTATATCAAACTGGGTATATATACAATCAGATAAGTTTCATTTTGAGACTGGAATGATATATGCTTATGGTACAGGAGGTTCTCCAACCATTGGAGCACCTGTAAACTTAACAGGGTATAACTATATAAATGCCGAAGTTTGGTCAAATTTCGGAGATACTTTTAGCCTTGTAGTGTACGAAGGAGATTTATATTCAAACGCACTAGTACGCACATCTGGCACCACCGCTGATGCCACAAACAAAATAATATCACTTAATGTATCAGCAATATCTGCAATCAGAACATTTGGTTTGGGTATACCTCTTTACAGAACATGCTATATTTATCGTATTTGGTTATCATAGATAAAAGAAAGGATTTTAAATTTATGAAAATTTATACTGACATTAATAGCTCAATATTGGCGTTAGATGATGCCCCAGATTATTGGGAACATTGTGTAGAAACAGAAAAGACTCGCAAAGAGTTATTTGGTAATCTTTGCGATGTATGTATTCAGGGATACAAGTATGAACTGCAATACGAATTGCTATTTTCAGAAGATGGAAACAATGAAAGAGACAAAGAAACAGGTGAGTTGCTTTATAAACTCGATGAAGAGGGAAATAAAATAGTCAATGGATATTCCTGTTATCCTTTTGTAGATTACAGTACTCTTATGCTTATCCAAAAACAGTATGAAGATTCACAGCAACAGGTACAGGCGCTCAATGCTCAGGTAGCTTACCTACAGATGATGTCCGGTATAGCGGAGGAGGCGTGATTATGAGTAAAAATTATGGAAAGGTAAAGTTGTTTTATGATGCAGGTTTATGGACTTTAGGTATGACACGTAATGCCGTAGACCGGTGGATCACGGCAGCTGAGTACAAGGAGATCACCGGAAAAGAATATGAGAAAGAGTGAGGATAATGGAAATGGATAGAATTACAGAACTGCTTGCCCTGGCATGGGGAAGCCCGATTATTAAACTGGTTATTTTAGCAGTAGTGATGGACACCTGCTTCGGCTGCATAAGAGCAATTAAGGAGCATGATTTTAACAGCTGTTTTGGCATTGATGGTGCGATCCGGAAGATCTCCATGGTAGCCTCTCTTGCGTTCCTATTAATACTTGATCGGATTGTACATCTTAATCTGATCGGCTTTATTCCTGAAGCGATCCGGTCATATCTGCCGGTTAATGCCATTGGAGTGGCGGAGTTCTTTGGGCTGCTGTACATAGCTTATGAGTTGGTGAGCATTCTTAAAAACATGACTCTGTGTGGTCTGCCGGTGAAGCGTTTATGGGAGACAGTGAAGAAATTCCTTACACAGTACACGGACGAGCTGCCGGATAATACTTAAGCTGTTGCGACCGTCGCAACGGTTGTAATGTCACAACTTTATGGACCTGGGATAATCCCGGGTCCTTTTTCGATTGGAGGAAAACAATATGAGTAATGCAGTATATGATTTGATTAACAAGGCAAAAGCCTGGAACGGATATCTGGAAAAGAAAAGCAACGCCAATTTGGATGACTTTACAGCCAATGCAGGAAGTAACAACTTTACCTGCTTTGCCAGGGATTACAAGATACATACCGGTTATAACCTGCAGGGACAGGCATGGTGCGCCATGTTCGTATCGGAGATATTTGTACAGATGTTTGGATTGGAAACAGCCTTGAAGCTTCTGGCCGGTAAACTGTATCATTACTGCCCTACGGGCGTAAATCAGTTTAAAGCAGCTGGCCGATGGTATACAAAGCCAGAGCCGGGAGACGTGATCTTCTTCACAAACGGTACCAAGGCGTATCATACCGGCATTGTCACAGAGGTTACTTCTACCAAGGTAAAAACAATTGAGGGTAATACTTCGGGAGGCGGTAGCGTGATTGAGAACGGTGGTGGAGTCTGCCAGAAGTCATATAGCTTGTCTTATGAGAGGATTTTGGGATATGGTAGACCGGATTGGAGCATTGTGACACAGCCGGAATATACTCTGGGCTGGAACCATGATAAAAATGGCTGGTGGTATGCTGATACGAAGAATACTTATTATAAATCCTGCTGGCAGAATATTGGTAGTAAATGGTATTGGTTTAACCTTGATGGGTATGCATATAAAGGTCAGTGGTTGCAAAATACAGGCGGGGAATGGTACTATTTTGATAATACATGTGCAATGGTTACTGGATTCCATATAATAAATGGACTTCCATACTATTTCAATAAAAAAGGTGCTATGGTTACTGAAACGGTTAGGCTAAAGTTTAATCCAGATTCTTCTGGAGCATTACATTATTTTGAAGAAGAATAGATTTAATTTATACTAGGCGGAATAAAAGTATAGTGATATAATAAAATAAAGAGATTAATAGATAATATTTAGTATAAATTTATACATAGAGTTTGTTGTTGCAGATTAAGGAAAGGAGATTGAAATGAATAAATACCGTTTATCAATCATGATAGTTTTAATCATTATGGTTTTATTATATATGCTTGGTATCGTTGAGATCTCAGAGGTGTCTAATTTTGCTTTTACATCTTCAGCACTAATATTTAGTATTTCCTCAGCTGTAGATACCTTTGCAAAGGAAAATAAGTTAGAAAAATTAATAAGGTTTGTTCTTGATACATTTGCTATATCTGTTGTTGTATTGATTCCTAATTTAAAAGATACTAATCTGGTAAAGTTAATCATGAATCAATTCGATACTAATGTTTTATTACTATTAGCTTTATTTTTTACAATGGCAGGTCAATGGGCTACTGAAATTAAGTTAAAAGATATTGAGAATAATCATAAGCAGAGGTAGAGGGGGATAAAATTTATGTGTAATAGGAATATATCTGAGCTCAGAATACGAAGTGTGGAAACAAATAATATGTCAAACTGGCAGATAACTCATACAATAGATACTTTAACAATGGTTAATAATAAATTTGATATATTAAAAAAGATAAACGATTTAATTAATGATGGAGTTGAAAAAAAGAATATTTTTATTACAGATAAGTCATTTTTAATAACCACTAACTATAAAACTTACTTTGAAAAAGGTAATGTTCTGGAAAACACTCCAAGCGCAATTACAAAAGTAGCGAATATTGGACGTTTTATTACAATGGAATATAATGATGAAATTATAAAAATAAACTGTTTGTTCTCATATTATAAAAAGATCAATTCATTGTTAAATAAAGATCTTAATTGTAGGCTTAGAGGAACATACTTATTGAAAAGCTATAACGAATTATTTAAAGGAGGAATTGAAAAAGCATTTGATTGTTTGGCAAGAAGTGCAAAACAGCAGGTAATGGATATATATGAAAGATTTTTAAGTCCAGATAATAAAAAGATGAATAAGTTATTAGAAAAGATTGACTCAGAAAAAACCAAAGGGTTAAATAAGAATTATTTAAATTTTCAAAAATTAGCAGATGATTCTATAAAAAGGTTTGCACTATCATTCAATCGATTTGATAGGCCAATACTTGGTATATATATTGAAAAAAATCATACATTTGAAATTATCAACTCAGACCAAATGTATAAGAATGGTGAAGAATCGGAAAGCAGAATTCAACTTAAAAATATATCTAAAAACAGCCCGGTATTATTGGTTTTACTTGTGACAGGTGTTATGTTAGGTTTTATTAGCTATTTAGCATACAGAGACCATAAAGTTAATAACGCTGATATTGAGGATAATATGCTTGATATGCCTCAAAGTACGCATGAAGTTATTAGAAATGTTCTTATTAATGAGACCGGTGAAATGGTGTATGCCGATCAATATACAACAAAAGAATTAGATGCTCAAGTAGCCAATTTAGCTGAAAAAAATCTAAATAAATTGGAAGTTGTTACCAATAGAAAAAAAGTTAACATAGAAATTAGAAATAATATATAATCAAATAAGTATAAATATATTATAAGTTCCAAGCTATTGCTAACTTTAATGCAAGTTGTTGCGTTGTGTCAACCATAATAATTCTTATATGTCTACTATTTGTCTACCCTAAACAGATTTTCAGGTAGACAAAGTGATGTTACTAAGTGTAATCAAATGAGTTATCATAAAGTATTTCCTTATTTTATCAGGCTTACAGATGCGTGCAAGTGCGTAGAAGTGAAATGCTCATTACCAAGTCACATTTGGGTAACAACCCTATGGTTGGAGCCACCGTGGCAGTAGCTGTTGGTATTGAGGAAAGTGCTAACGCAGGTAAATTCTAATGATAAAACCTTGATTTTTCAAGGGAAAATACCATTTGATATAGAAAAGAGGAGTTCGCATTGTGCGGCTCCTCTTTTTACATCTATCTATCCAGAAGTTTTGAAAGTTTCTGATCAATACTTGCCAGAATTTTTATTATCTGCTTCTCACTATTATCGCAATCGGTGTAGATGGCTGAATAAAGATCCTCTTCACAACTCTCACCATAAGTACCATATTGTTTGCATAAATTGTAATTGCTACATTTAGTCTCTGACATACTAACATTTCCCCTTTGAATGTATTTGGCTCTGATTGAACCTATATATAGTATAAAGTACATGGGAAATTTTTACAATAACATAAAGGAGCTACAGTCATTAATCAGCTATCGATTTCATTAACCAATTTAGATGGGTTTCACGATGTTTTAAACGTTCCCGTTTTGATATCGGAATGAATTGTTTATTTGTAAGAAAGAAACCCAGATTGTTATATTCTTCGATAAAATTCATATTAACCAGATAGCTTTTATGACACCGGAGGAATCCTTCTTTTTTTAATCTATCTTCCAATTCACTTAATGATATTGAGCTGGTAATTGTTTTTTGCTTTGTATAAATAATACAGGTTTTATTAAACACCTCAATATAAATGATATCCTTAAGAGGTATATTCATTGTCATATATTCTGAACGTATTTGTATTTTCTTGTAAATAAAATCTATATTCTTTAAACTTTTATCAAGAGATGCTTCCAATTCACTAGTTTGAATAGGCTTAAGAAAATATCCATCCGCTTGCATTCGATAAGCTTCTGCTGCATACTGGGGACTGTTGGAAGTAAAGAATATAATACTATCCCGATTCATTTCACGAATTTTAAGACCTATCTCCAAACCATTTTGTTCAGTTTCTGATAAGTTTATGAAACAACATGGAAGTTTTTCGCATTGGAAATTTTCATGTTCAAACATATTTTTATGTAATGAATACTCATGTAATGAGAAATCAATTAGTCGCTTCTGGAAATATCTTTCTAAAAAAACGATCAAATGATTTCTGTCAGTGGTAATTGAATCTAAAATTACAAGTTTCAT